TACACCACCAATGAACATTAGAATGGTTCATGTTGATTTTGGTAATGGATCAGAAACATATAGAGCAGCATTAGAAATGGCTATTGAAGAAAATAGTGATATGGATAATGTTTATTTAGTTGAGGATGATTTTTATCATAAACCTGGTAGTAAAAAGGCATTAATTGAGGCATGTGATTCATATGAGCAATATGCTACATGCTATGATCATCCAGATAAATACTTAAACGCTGAACAAGGAGGTAATCCACACGTTAAAGACAATGGTGAAATAACAAGATTAATGCGTACTGAAAATTATCATTGGAAAATAACAAATTCAACAGTAATGTCATTCGCTACTAAAGTAGGTAGATTAAAATTAGATTATAACATACATCAAGAATATAGTAAAGATAAAATAACTGATTCGTATAGAATGTTTATGGCATTAAATCAACAAGGCATAGGTGTAGTAAGTAGTATACCTGGTTTATCTAGTCATTTAGAAACAGCATGGTTATCACCTGGTACTGATTGGGAACATTTTAATTATTTTACTCATTTACCTAAGGTAGCATTACAAACTAAATATAATGGTGAGTTAGAAATTGCTAAGCAAATAAAATTATCTGTAGCTGAAAAAGAAGTTATATCTGTAGGTAGTGCTAATCCACAAAACGATGATATCGTAGTAGGAGGTATGTAACATGCCGCCTTGAAAGCCAGTTTTATTTATAATCAATACAAATGAAAACGTCTGTTGTTAGTCTGTAGGCTACCGCATAGATAGTTCGTATATTGACGGTATAATAATAATAAATAAAACAATTATGATAACAGAAAAACAAATTAATGATTTAGTAAATGGATTAAGTAGAATAGCAGATGGTGTAGAAGATTTAAACGATACACTTGATGGTAGTTTTGGTACCGGAATATTTTATGATGGTAAAATGATAGATGGATTAATGGAAGTAGCACGTTCAATAAATCCTAAACGTTTTGAAAATCCAAAAAAGAAAAAATAAAGGTAATGCGCGGGAGGCTTGGCTTCCCGGGCTATCTTTCGTATCTTCACGTATAAGTAATAACGGCAATATTGCCATAATAAATAAATAAAAATAAAGGTTATGAGTAAAATTAATTTTAAAGATTATCTAAAAGATTGTATTGAAATGGTTGTTGAATGTCATGATGAAGATATTAATGATTGTATAATGGCACAACAGCTTAAAGAATGTTCTAACTATGGACAATTAGCTGATGTAATGGTTAGCTGGGAATTTTGGGAAGAAGATGAACGTTACGAGAATTTACAATATATAAAATAAATAATAATAAATAAATAAAAATAAAGGTTATGAACAAGTCAATTGAAAAGAAGTTAGTAAAAATTTTAAATGAATCAGATTTAAATCCCAAAATGGATTATTTGTGTAAATCCTATATTGGTAAAGAAATGATTTTAAATTACAAGGAAGCATCAGTTTATAATTATATTCTTGATGCATATAATAAATATGAGGAAGTTGAAAAAAAATATTTAAAAAATTTGAATATAAAAAATACAATTATAATGAATAAAGCAATAAAGGATTATGACACATCTAGAGAAGTTTTATGTTATTTAAATCAAGAGGCTTATATGAAATTAGTTGATTAATAATATGAAAACATTAACAATAATAGGGTGTAGTGCTCAGAAATTATCAGAACCAGCATTAGCGAGGGATTTATACACTGGGGTTATATTTAAAAAATCACTTAATCTAGCTAATAAAATAGGTGGTGATGTATATATTCTAAGTGGATTACATGGTTTAATTACACTTGATACAGTTATTGAACCTTATGAATATGGAATTGAAGGTCCTATATTTGACCAAAAATTCCCTAAAGAACAACAACCACAAAAAAGTAGGGAACGTAGGGGACGTAATAAACTAAAAATAGTTAAATTACGAGATGAGTTAATAGAACAAGGCATTAACGATGAGGATTATGATGTAGTATATGTGGGAGTAAGTGAATATTATCTACCAGCATTAGAAGGTGTAGTATTAAACAAACCATATAAACATTTCCTAAAAGGTGGATTTGGGTTTTTCAATTTACGTGGTAGCTTTATAGATGAACAATACGATAGATTAGATATGTTACCTCTGGGTAATCATAAATCACATACTAAATGGTATAAGGAAAATAAATTCTAGATATATTTATTATCATACACTATAAATACACTATAATGGCAGGAATTAAAATGAATGACGCTGAAATAAATAAACGTGTCGAACTATGTTTCGATATGCGTTATAAAGAAGGTATGCGTCAAGTAGATTGGGTAAAATTATGTCACGAGAAATACGGTGATAAATCAGAGAAAACCTATATTACATATTGGATTAAATCAAAGGATAAATACAATGATAGTTGGAGGGAAAAACTAAGTAAACAATTAGACCCAGCTGTAAACGAATTAATTAACTTATTAGCTGATGACGATGCTAAAGTTAGACAACGTGCTGTAGATCAAATAATGAGATACAACGGTGAAGACGAAGTTAAAGTTGCATTATCAGGTGAATTAGACATAGTGCTTAATTGGGGAACAGATGCAGGAATTCAGTCAGAATGATTTTTACGATAATTTAAATGATGCATTCCAAGAAATGGAAATGGAATACGTCGATAAGGAAGAATATACAAACGCAGGTATTATGTATGATGCTAGACAAAGCATGTTACATGAGAAGGAATTAAATAATATATTAAATGGATGTTCAATTATTTACACCCCACAAAGGACAAAGAACAGTCATAGACGGTTTTTCAACTAGTAACCATAAATTTGGTACTGTAGTAACATCGCGTCAATGGGGTAAATCACTATTAGGTCAGAATCTACTATTATATTGGTTATTAGCAAATCCAAACCAGAAAGGTGCTTGGATATCTCCAATATACAATCAAGGTAAGAAAGTATTCCAAGAATTATATAACGCATCACATAAAGTAGTATCTAAATCAAATAAGGCAGATTTAACAATTAATTTCCTTAATGGTTCTACATTACAATTTCTAAGTGCTGAGCGAGCAGATAGTGTTAGGGGATTCTCATTTAACTATATGGTTATAGATGAGGCTGCTTACATTAATGAAAATGGATTTCAAGAGGCTATATTACCTACGTTAACTGCTATTGGTAAGAAATGTTTAATTATATCTACACCTAAGAGTAAAAATTGGTTTTATAAATATTATCTTAAGGGAGTCGACGCTAATATTAACTATATTTCGTTCCGCGGTTATTCAACGGACAATCCATATATAGACCAATCATTCATAGCAGAGCAACGTGCATCATTACCAAGTGATATTTTTAGACAAGAATATGAAGGTGAATTTACTGATGCTACAAGTGAGGTATTTAGAGGAATAGATAATGTATGTACTGTACCTAATTATAGTAATGGAGATAGACATCAAAGATGCTTCGCTGGTATAGATACAGGTTTATCTAATGATTATTCAGTGTTAACAATTATGAACGAGGCAGGTAGAGTATTGTTCATGGATAGATTAAAGGGTGAGAACATAAATACGATAGCAAATAAATTCGCTAATAATCTAGCTCGATTTAATATATCAGGTGGTTATATAGAAACGAATGGTATTGGTAGAGCAATGTTTGACTTAATATCACCTAAACAACGTAAATTAAAAGGATTTACTACTACACAAGATAGTAAAACACAAATTGTTAGAACGTTAATTGAAGATATAGAGGCTGTTAATGTTGAATTACCTAGTAAGGAATTAGAAAGCGAATGTTATAAAGAATTATCATTGTATACTTACAAATTAAATACAAATGGTAAATTATCATTTACACACCCTGCTGGTATACATGATGATATAGTTGATTCACTTATGTTAGCAAATAAGGCACGTAATGAAATACAGACGAATAAAATCTATATAGGACGTTCAGCTCAAACGTATAAACCGAATTTTGGAGTATCATAACATATCTCCATTTTTATAAAACAATATTTATTAATATATGAAGAAACAATATCAAATAAAGATTCCACAATATTTGTCAATTGGTAGATATCAACAATTACAGAACTTGGAACATTTATCTGAATTAGGTAAAATGGTAAGAACGATTAACGTGTTTACTAATATACCAGAATCAGAAATTAAAACATGGGCAATAGCAGACTTAGGTAAAGTCGCTAAGGATTTTAGTGATAATCTAGAAATGACAAGTCAATTCTATCCTATATGGAAATCAAGTGATGGCATTGATTATGGATATGCAGATATAAGCACTATGACGATGGGTGAATTTATTGACCTAGAACAGTTATGTCAAAAACCAACAGAAAACTTACATGAGATAATGGCGGTATTATATCGACCTATTGCAACGCATAGGTTTGATAAGTTAATCTGGAAGGCACAACATAATGTTCAGTTAATGCAAAATAAAGTAGACAATGTCTATAAGTGGTATAAACTAGATAAATATGATAATGAAACTAGATATGTTAATGCTGAGGTAATGAAAGAGATACCAGCAGGATTTGCTTTAGGAGCGCTAAGTTTTTTTTTAGGAACCGCCAGCTTATGCTCGATAAATTCAATGACTTATTTAGACAAGATACCGAACAAAGAAAGCCTGATGGCGAAGATGAAGACGGAGACACTGGAAGCTATGATAGCCATTGGGGATGGTTTGCGACATTATATTCACTCTCCAAAACAGGTATTCTCAATATCACAGGAGAAACTAGTGTCACTAAATTAAATATTAACTTTGTATTGAATTATTTAGCAATAGATAAGGATAATAAAGAATTAGAACGACAGGCAGAGAAAGCAGCCCATAATAAGGCTAAAAATAGAACGAGACTAAAATAATAATATGGCATGTAACTGTAATAAAGTAGATAAAAAGGCAATATGGTTGAGATATAAAGCCGGTATTAATGCAAGCAGAATAGCAGCACAAATGATGGTGCAATTATCTTTAGTATACGAATGTATAGCTGAAGGTGATCCTGATGCAATACCAATTGTAAGAACAAAAGCCAAAGCGGCTAAGAACAAAATAGCAAAAGACAAATTAAATGACTAGTTTAGAAACAATAGTACAAACATTTAGGGATGCTGCTACAGCACATGAGTATGTAAATGCATTTGCTTTCGGTAGTATTGACTTTTTAGATTCATCAAGTCAAAATATTAAATATCCATATGTTTATTTACGTCCATTAAATTCACCAGGTTATTCTCAGG